CAACAAGCAGACAGGCTATTCTACCGAATGCAGTAACGATGATGTTATCAAGATTTGCAAGGCTGATGTTGATAACTACGAAGTAAAGGAAGTCAAGGCAAGAAAGCCTAAGAGAGAAACAAAGTAATTGAAAGGATAGAATATGGAAACATTAGACAGACTGAAAGCTAAATTAGGGCTTGATGTGATTGATACGACAACAGAAACATTGCTAAAGGAATATTTAGATGAAGCGTCTACGGCTATTAAGAACTATCTTGATTTAGATTATGAAAGCGTTCTTGATAGCCGTTTTGTTTCCAGCCAAATATCCTTAGCATTCACATATTACAACAGAGATATGGCTAAGAATATAAAGTCTGAAAGCTATTCAGAGGGTGTAGTCAGTCAGAGCGTAACCTACGTGTCAACTAACGACTACGACGTTAAGGAAGAGCAGATTTTAAATAAATTAGCCAGATACAGGAGAGTGCATGCAAAGAGACGATAGATTTAATTTTTCAAGAAGAAAAATAACAGCAAATATCAAAGAAACAAATGTATTTTCCTATGGATTCCAAACGGACAGATATGGCAATCGGGAATATAGCTATCCTAGTGAGCCATCTGGAAGTATCGATGTAATGTGGTCGCCAATATCTAGCGAAGTTGAGATTGCTGAATACGGCGAAAGAATTAATGAGATGATGCAGGCTTGCGTTTTTTTGGATGAAGAACTGAAAGAAAAAGACAGAGTTGAAATTAATTCTAAGATGTACAACATCGTAGCAATTAAGCAATATCCAAGCTATAGGCTTGTTTTGGCTGAAAGGGTGAGATAGATGGGAATAAGCATCAAAGGGTTGTCAGAGTTGCAAGATAAGCTCTCAAACAACATCGAAAAGCTCAATCAGAATATGGAAGATACAGTAGGAAGGTTGGCGCAGCAAATAGCTGACGATGCCAAAGACCTAGCGCCAGTTGATACAGGGCATTTGAGAGAAAATATTTTTTCGAGAGTGACTAAAGATGGCGACATAATAGCAGGCGAAGCGTATTCGAATGTTGAATATGCATCTTATGTTGAGTTTGGAACAGGTAAAGTTGGCGAATCGGCAGGGCTGCAGAGAGAAGGCATAGATTTACATTACAGGCAAACGCCGTGGAGGTATCAAGATGAAGAAGGCAATTGGCATTATACAGAAGGTATGAAGCCACAGCCCTTTTTTTATCCAGCAATGAAGCAGAACGAAGATGAAATCAAAGAGAAGCTTAAAACAACAGCAGTATTGGAGATGAAGTAATATGGTCGATGCAAGAAAACAAATTAAAGAATTATTGGAAGAAATAGAAATCAATGGGATGAAAGTATCAATGAATTTCCCAAAAGAAATCGATTCAGTTCCATTGATTACTTTTTTTGAAATTAATAACAGCAATACTGATACGAAGTTCAGAGATTCAATATCGTATCAGATTGACGTGTGGGCGGACACGTTCGAAACAGTAATAGATATGGCAATGGAAGCATCGAAAAAACTTGAAAATTTAGGGCTGAAAAGGGACTATGTTAGCCCCGACAGCGACAGTATAGATGCGTCTGGACTATATCGAAAGACTTTGAGATACAGCCGACACGTAGACATCAGAACAAACAGATTAATTGATTAGAAAGCGAGGTTGTGAAAATGGCAAATAAAACAACTAGCACACAAAAGTAATGGCAGCAGCAGAAGGAACAAAACAGGGATTAGCCAGCATTGGTATTGAAGTAAAGGTTAATTCAGTAGCTATGAATTACGTTACAGATATTGGCGATATTGGCGGAAGTCCATCTGAATTAGATGCAACTACATTCAAAGATAAAATCAAGGTGACAGTACCAGGCGTTAAGGATATTAAAGCGTGGGAAGCTACTTATTTGTTTGACAATAGCAGCGCAACTAGCGACTATAGGAAACTTAAAGCGTTAGAAGATGCAGGAAACATTGTTCCGTTAGAGGTTGCTTTACCAGACGGAACAACATTCTCAACTAAAGGCTACGTATCAACGGGAGTTAGCGGCGCTAAAGTTGACGAATTAATCAGTGCTAAATTAACAGTATCTTTACAGGAAGATTGGAAAGTAACTAATCCAGCATAAATAGTTGTTAGATGGGGCTAAATGCCCCATCTTTTTGTTAAGAAAGGACTTTGAAATGAAAACATTAGAATTAAAACTTAAAGATGGAGAAGAAGTAGTAAAAGTACATTTAAGATTGACTTGTGGCGGTCAGCGCAAATTAAAAGAGAAATACGATGAAGACACATTAACAACTCTGTTAGGTGGATTCAATGAAATAGACAAGACTATTGATATTTTCGATACAGCATTAAATTACAAGGACAACGATAATACTATCAAATCAGGCGAAGAGCTTTACGATTTGATGGTAGATAACGATTACTGCGGAATTGAAACTTTTGCAAAAGTAGTAACAGATATAGCCGTAGCTTCAGGAATCATTAAGAAAGAACAGGCAAACGCTGTACTAAAGAGCGTTGAAAATACATACGATTCAGTATTTAACGACTTAGAAAACGTTATCGAAAAAGCAGAAAAAAAAGATACACCCACAGAAAACTAGCAGAAAATCGTTAGAAGATTTGATTTTCGAAGGTAGAGTAGCAGGAATCGAATTTAATGATATATGGGATTGGACGTGGGGCGAAGTATTAGAGTTCATCAGGGTTGTTCAGGAAAGAAAACGCAGAGAGAATCAGGATAAGGCATACATAGCCTTTAAGGAAGCTGATTTAATTTCTGGCTGGATTTTTGAAAAGAAAGAAACGAGCGTTGTTGAAGCGTTCCCAACGTTCTGGACTAGCGAAGAAAGAGAAGAGATTTTAAAGCAAGCTAAAATTGAAAAATATAAAAACATAATGTTCCGATATGCGAATAAAAGGTAGGAAGAAGGTAGGAAATGACAGTTGAAGAGATAAAGGTCAAGTTTAGTGTAGAGTTGAACAACCTAAAGAAGAATCTTGAATCGGCGAGAGGACAGTTAACCAAAGTATCAGATGCTTTCGAAGATTTGGATGGAGATATTGAAAGAGCCAAAAAATCGATGGATAAAAATGCCGAAAAAATAGCAAAAGCTTTGGAAAATGAAAAAAAGAAATATCAAAGCAATACTAATGCAGCTCAAAAGTACGCTCAAAACATTCAGGAATTAGGCGTTAAATATGATTTGGTTAAGACTAAAGCAGAGAAGTACGCAAGCGAAATAAGCAATCAGGAAAGCAAGATTAATAAAATGCATACGGCATATGAAAAGATGTCTAATGTAATGTCGTCAATGCAGATAAAAGGAAGCATTAACGAAGAATTACAAAATTTAGAGAGCATTTTAGAAAAAAATAAAACAAAGGCTCTGCAACTTGAAACAGAAATGAATAAGCTTTCAAATTCAAATTATGAAATAGGCGAAGTTGACGGCGAATTTATGAATTATGAACAGATGGCGGAAGCTCTTAACAAGGTAGATGCAGAGAGTGAGCAGGCTTACAACAGACTTAACCAGCTAAAAGCTGGAATTAATGGCGTAGATGAAGGATTGCTTGATTTAGGTAACAAACAAGGACTTGAAAAACTAAACAATCAGATTACACAACAGCAAGTAAAGCTTACAAGTCTAAAAGCAATCTATCAGCAGACACAGAACAGCTTAAATGCCTTATCTAACAGGCAAGAGCAGGCAACAGCTAAATTAGGACAGTCTAAGCAGTCAATAGCAAGCGCTAAAGAGAGAATAATGCAATTAAGACAGTCGTTAGGTTCTTTAAGCTCAACGACAAAAGGGGCATTTATGGCGAATGTGTCCGCAAAGCTTAAAGCTGTTGGCAATGCTGCATCAAGCTTGATTCATAGGTTTCAAAATGGCGTGTCGTCAATTTTCAAGTTTGGCAAGGGATTGTTGAATGTAGGCAGGCAGGCAGTAGGAATAATAGGCAGATTTACTTTGTTAGGTAAGGCTGTTGGAAGTGTTAGGAATAAAATATCTGGATTCGCTTCCAATGCATCGCAGAACCTAAGAATGATTAAAAGCATAGTAATGTCGATGCTTTTAATGAAGCTATTTACCATTTTTTCGGAAGGAATGGGCAACCTTGCGAAGCAGAGTAGTGGATTTAATAGCTCAATCTCTAAGATATACAGTTCACTATCATATTTAAAGAATAGTATCGTATCAGCATTTTCGCCGTTGGTAAGCTATGTTCAACCTATGGTAAGTAGCGTCATTAATACGATAGCAAATGCTTTTAACAAATTAGGTGAACTTATAGCAGGGCTAACAGGACAAAAGACCTATACAAAGGCTGTATATCAGCAGAAAGACTATGCAGCAAGTTTAGATGATACAGCAAGCTCTACCAGCAATGCTAAAAAGGAAGCTGAAAAGTATAAAAAAACAATAGCAGGATTTGATGAAATCACAAAATTAGATGATAATACATCTTCTTCCAGTAGTGGCGGTAGTGGTTCGTCAGGTAGCGGAAATTCTGAAGCAGGAGCGTGGACTACTTCCAAGGTTGATGTATCTAGTAGCTTGCTTAATTCTATCAAGGATGGTGATTGGACTAGTGTAGGCGAAGCACTAGGAAACAAAATCAATCAGGCGTTAGGCAGTATTGATTGGGGCAAAATCCAGAAGAAAGTAAATAATATAGCTAAAAACATAGCTGATTTTCTAAATGGAGCGATTAAAGCAACAGATTGGAATTTAGTAGGAACAACAATCGGGCAGGCAGTTAATACAATCTTAGGATTTTTTAATACGTTTGCAACAACCTATGATTGGAGCAAGTTCGGGAAAGCAATAGCACAAAGTCTTAACGGTGCTATGAAGGCTATTGATTGGAAACTGGCAGGCGAGACATTAGGGAACAGCTTGACAGGCGTATTCGATACGCTCTATGAAATAGTTACTAATTTTGATTGGAAAAAGTTAGGCAGTAGCTTAGCTACTGCAGTCAATGGATGCGTTGACAAGCTTGACTTAGCCAAGGGAACTGCTGCAATCGGCGAAGCTGTAAAAGGTTTGTGTAATGCTATTGCTGAATTTTTTGAAAAGACAGATTGGAAAGCAATCGGCAAAAAGGTAGTTAAGGCAGTAACTAGCGTTGATTGGTTAGGTATTGTTATTGCAGCATTAAAAGCTGTATTCGCAATAGCTGGGGCGTTCGTAGAGCTGATAGAAGGAATCATCGACGGCATCATTGACGGAGTTAGAACGACTGATTGGGTTAAGGTTGCAAAGGAAATTTGGAAAGCAATCGTAACAGCAGTCAAGGGAATCGGCGGATTAATTCTTGAAGTCTCTCTTTATTTAGGAACAAAGGCTAAAGATTTGTGGGACGGCATCAAATCAGGTTGGAATGCAATTAAGGACAAGGCACTGGAAGCAGAAGCAAAGCTGAAATCTAAGATTGAAACTACACGCGACCAAATCAGAGCTAAATGGAAAGAAGTTTCCGCAGATTGGAGCGACAAGGTTAACGACTTAAGGTTGAATGCAAAGCAAAAGGCTAGTGATGTTCGAGAATGGTGGAATAATAGAACCGCTGGATGGAGAGATAAGGCTAACAACTTAAAGTTGAACGCGAAACAGAAAGTTAACGATATTAATAAGTGGTGGAAAGATAGAGCAGCAAAATGGAAAAATAAAGAAGTATCTTTCAAAATCAAGGCTGAAAATAAGATTGAAGAAATCAAAAAAGATTTTAAAAAAGCCATTAATACAGTTATTGCTTGGTTGAATAAGTACATTATTGATAACATCAATAAAATCTCCATTAAAGTTCCTGCAATCAAAGTGGCAGGAAAAACTCTTTTTGGTGGCAAGACTTTTGGCTTTGATGTTAACCATATCAAGAGCTTTAAGCTGGGTGGATTTCCTGACGGCGAAGATGGGCTATTTTATGCCAATCATAATGAAATGGTTGGAACTTTCAGCAATGGAAAAACAGCCGTAGCGAATAACGACCAGATTGTATCAGGTATTTCAGCAGGCGTATATTCTGCTGTAACTGCTGCGATGGGAAATAGCGGAAACGGTAATTCCTCAATTCTTAACGTATACGTTGGAGGAAAAGAAATAACAGATTACGTCGTAAAAGATGTTAACAACAGAACAATAGCAACAGGCAGATGCCCTATTCTTACATAAGAATGGGGCTTTTTTGTGAAAGGAAATGAAATGGCAGTAACATTAAAGATTAATACAGGAAGCAAGGCTTTCGACTTAGAACCAGCCTTGAACGGAATTGAAGAATCGCAAGAAAAAATTTGGAGCAAAAATACAGGTCGTACATCTTCAGGAAAAATGACAGGTGATATTGTAACTACCAAATTAAAATTGAAAATTAAATATCCAGTTCTCACAATTGAACAAAAAAATCTGCTTAACAAGGCTATATCGGACGCTTTTTTTACAGTTGAGTATCAAGGGTCAAAATATAAAATGTATGCTAATTCGCCAACATATCCGTTGTATAGTATGGCTACAGGGCTTCCAAGATATGTAGGCGTTGCGGTTGATTTGATTGAACAGTAGAAAGGAAGAGATATGTATACAAATGTATCAACAGAATGTATTAATGCATTGAATGCAGATGGCAGGCGATTCGGAGCTAAGATAACTCTATCTGACAAGACAGAGATTACAGATGGATTCTATTCGATTGATATAACATCCAGTGCTAACAATGATACAGAAAAAATGCAGTTAGGGACAGCGATAGCAACGCAGGTTACAGTTAATATGGAAGAGCCTACGAGTGTAATCTACAATAAAGAATTTTTGTTAAGTTTAGGAATTTATATTGATGATACAACTATCGAATATGTTCCAATGGGATATTTTAAGGCACAAAAACCTACTGTGCAGGCTGGAAAGATGACCTTTACGGCATTAGACAGAATGGCAAGGCTGAATGGTAACTATTCATCGCTACTATCATATCCTTGCGATATAGCAGATGTTGTTAAGGAAATTCAGACTATGACGGGCGTTCCTATTGAGATTCCTGGGCATATGGTAATCAATAAAAGAGTTGAAAGCGACGATGGGACGACCATTACATACTGTAATCCGTTTGAAGGCTACTCATACAAAGAAACGCTGGCAATCATAGCTAGTTACTATGGAAGATTTGTTACTGTTGACAGAACAGGAAAAGTCGTGTTCAGGGATTATCGCAGTAGAGACTATCAGATTACAGCCGATAGAAGCTTAGAAGATATAAGCGTATCTAATGAGATTTTTAATTTAGGATATATCAAATGTACGGTTGATAACGATTTAATATTGAAATCGGGCAATGGAGCTACAGGCGTTACAATATCTTGCTTTATGCATACGCAAGATACATTAGATAATTTATACGATAGCCTTAAAGAATTGAGCTACTATCCTGCATCCGTATCGTTTTTGGGTGATTTTCGCTTAGATATTGGTGATATGGTAACAGTAATCACATTGGATGGTACAGGCATTATTCTTCCAATAATGGGAATGACTATCGAATTTGATGGCGGGCTAACATCGAAAATCTCTTCATATGGAGAGACGACCGAAATGGCTGAGCAACAAAGCCCAACGGAAAAAGCAATCAGCCGACTATATCAGCAGTTGGCAGTTGTAGAAAATCTGATAGTGACTAAAAGCGTTACTATCGGACAGGTTGGAACTACAAATCTATTGGAGGATAGCCTTACATTGATTAACGATGATTACACGATTGAAATAATAGAATAGGAGAAAAAGATGAAGATTAATAAAAAGATTGATAATGTATATCATATAGAGTTTGGTTTGGATGACGACAGAGCCAACGCAAGAATCTATAGATACGATACAGGACAGCTCATTAAATTCTATGATATTCCAGATGGCGTAGAGGTTCAATTCTCTAATGAACATTCTACCAATGGAACAATCAATAAGAGAATAACAGACGGTATGGTTCAAATTCCAGATTCTTTGCTTACTTCCAAAGACAACATCATAGCCTATATTAAATATATTGATGAAAACAGTGAGACAACAACAAAGTTGATTAAATTCGGACTTCTTGACAGAGCTAAGCCTAGCGATTATGTATCGCCTGATGAAGAGCCTAGTTTTAGAAGCTTTGTTGAAGAACAGTTAAAGGAAGCAAAAGAAACTGTCGAGAAGAATAAAGATTATTTAAAAGAAACGATTGAAAACACTGAAAAATCCAAAGAGTATATGGATGCAACAGATGCCAATAGGCGTACAGTAGAAGGACTAACAGAGAAAAACAAGGAATACGCTACACAGACCGAGAGCAATGCCGAATCTGCTAATACATCCGCATCTAATGCCAGCGAATCAGCTTCCAACGCTTCACAGTCAGCATCTAATGCTAAAGGTTCAGCCTACAATGCTAGTGTATCAGCAAAAGAAGCGAAAGATGCAGCAGTCAAGGCAGGAACAAGCGAAAGCAACGCCAAGGAAGCAGAAAACAACATCAATTCAGCAGTTACAGAGTTTGAACAGACAAAGAGAGAGAGCCTTACAGAAATCGGCAATCTGACGACAAATTCAAAGAAAGAAATTAGCGACTTAACAGATGCAAAAAAGACAGAATTAAATAAAATCAATGACGACATCACTCAAAACGCTGGTGAATTAAAGGAAGCTATAGTTAATGCAGCAGATGCAAAGAAAGAAGAAATTAATCAGAAGGGATTGGAAGTATTAGCAAGCATTCCCGAAGATATGGGAAAGATTCAGGATACAACATTAATTAAGTCAACAGAATCGGGAATAGATATGGTGCTTACTGATAGCTCCGATATGAATATTCAGGAATTGCATTTGTTTGGGAAATCAGAACAAAAGACGACTAAGGGCATACAGCTACTAGATTTGTCTTCAATGAAAAGTGGAACAGGTGATGGATTGACTTACACAAACAGAGGAGATGGAAGCGTTCAAGTGAGCGGAACGGCTACATCGCAAACAGGTAACATATGGTTCAGAGGAAGGTACGACACGAACAGCGAAAAATTACCCACATTGTTAACGTTAGAAGCAGGAAAAAAATACTATATAAAAGATTGTATACTTTTCGAAGTTGCGACAAACATAAATACTCAGACAGAAGTAATAGAAGTGTCCGCAGAAGAATATCCAGAAGGAAGGCGAATTACAGGCATCAGAAATCCAAGGCAGGTAGTTGGAAAAACATACAATGAAGTCATATATCCGCTTATCGCTGAAAGCTCAACAGCAGTAGATTGGGAAGAATACACAGGTGAACAGCCAAGTCCTAATCCTGATTATCCGCAGGAGATAGTAAGCGTTGAGAATCCAAAATTAAATATATCCGGGAAAAACATATTAAAACAATCTGTACCAACTGTTAGTTTTGATAAAAATACTAAAGTTACAAAACTTGAAGAATCAGAAAATAAAATAAAAATTAAAATAAATGAAGTTGGCGAGTATATATATATATCTATACCGTTAAAAAATATTATTAAGGAAATAAAAGCGAACAAAGCTTATACTATTGTTTTTAATAATGCTACCCAAATAAGTAATTGCTTTTTTGGAAGTGGAAACGCTACAATTAAATTAACAAATTACGCATATTGCAAAGAAAATAAAGTTGTATTAAAAACACTATCGGAATTACCTAACAATCCTAAGCAATATTATATATATATAGGAATATATAATAAAAAAGGAAATATAGCTGGATTTGATGATATTACAGTTTTTGAAGGTGATTATTCTAACGTTAATATTAATAGTACAGAGCCTTATAAACCCCTTCAGACAGCAACACTTAACTACGAATTAAACGGAATTGACGAGGTTCGAGACGAGTTGATTATAAGAGCAGACGGAACAGGGCAGTTGATACAAAGATTGCTAGAAGAAGAATTAAATGATAATTCGGATTATGTAACCTGGTATGCAAATACTAACACCTACGGCTTTCTAAGGAAAGAATCCAAATGGCTTTTTAGAGCAAACAAAATAAATATTAAATCTAATAAACTAAAAGGAATAACTAAGGAAGTTGGGAATCCTGGGACATATGATAAGAATGGTATATTTGTTGACGTAGCGGGATTGTATATCAAAATTTCAAAAAAATATTTGACCGAATATACAGTAGATGCATTAAAGAAATATTTAAGAGATAACCCTATTACTGTTGTAGGACTACTTAAGGAGCCTATAGTCACCGAACTAAGTTCCGACGAGGTTCAAAAAATCTTAGCACTGCACACGAACAAACCGAATACAACGATATGGAACGACCAGGATGCAGAAATGCAGGTGACTTATGTAGCAGACACAAAATCATACATTGACAAGAAATTCAAAGAGCTTAGCGATGCCATTGTTGCATCTGCAAGCGAAGCAGAATAGAAAGGAGATTTGAGATGGCAAAATTTGATTTGAAAACTTTTGTGATGAAGACATTAACATCAATGAAAGAAGCAGGAGAGGACGAATACAAGGTTATGCAGTACGCATTGAAATACTACGAAAAAAACGTGCTTACAGAAGAAGACCTTGCAGAAGTAGAAAGTTGGTTCGATACAGAAGAAGATGCAGAAGGTGAAGAGCCAATGGAAGAAACAGAAGAAAATTAGTAAGTCAAAGAAGAGCGTCAATGCGCTCTTCTT